GTCAGTAATTACGATATCAGTGATAGATCCATACTCTAACCCATCGGGAGACCGATGATTGAGCAGAGGGACACCATTAATCAGAACACCGACTTCTCTATTAACAGAATACTGTTTACCAGAAGCATCTATCGGTTTTCTGGGAATAATTTTTAAATGTTCTTGATCTTGAGGAACTGCAGTGTTGTCAAATGGTCCAATCGGGTATGATGGGAAACCAGATGATGCAATATAGTAATTTGTGTCGTCTCTGTAAATTGCAGAGACGTTTGACAGCAGTTTATCCTTAATACTGCTAGATCCGATGTTATTAGGATCAAAAGCACTCAGTTTTGTAAAATCTTCATTGACAATCCATTCATTAGTAAGAGGAAGGTCATCAAAGAACCCAGAAGACGAAAACTCGACCATATTGTCGAGAGCGATATATGGAATACCGCCATCTTCGACATCAAAGACACTTTCGTCACTTTGTTCGCCATAAACCAAAGAAGAGCTTTCTAATTCTAGTCCTTCGCTAGTAAGACCAGCGACAAGACCGTAAATTCTCAGCTGAGTCTCTCTGGCAATGCCAAATTCGTCTTGATACTTACCAGTAAGATTATTTTTAGTAAAACAGCGAACACCCTTCTTATGAGAGAAGCTTCTTTTGTTTGAAACTTCTTTAATAGCGGAATCACGCTCGGCAATGATGAATTGAGTCGCAGTCTTCGTGCTATAAGTGATTTCTTCCTCACCGATGACAACACGACCATCTCTTTCGGGAAAACCGATAGTGGAGAACACATCGATGCGATCTCCAGCTCCAGCATTCTGCGAAAGTGCATTCATTAAGAATGTACGACGGGCAATCGAAAATATACCTTCTTTAGAACCAGGAGAAATGGTCAGAGTGTACAGTCTGCTGCCCTGGTACGGTTCACCAACGATATTGTCGATGATTGCAGTCGCAGCTGTCAGTTCTGGGTTGTATGGGTCGGGAGTTTGTACAATTTCGTTACCAACAACCTCACGAATGTCTCCAGAGATGACTTCGACCAGTAAAAGCTCTTTACTGTTCCAACCAGACTCCGAACTCTTGAAAACATTCTCTTTCGGATAGAAAATGTCTGGTTTGACGCTAAAAAGAATCTGAAAAATAAATTCCAGAGATTGTGGCGTACCTTTGACTTGATAGAAGTCCTTAATACGCTTAACGAGCAAGTTTTTGTTGCTCTGGTCTCTAAGATACTGATATGGGAAACCAGAAGTGTACTGCTCTTCGTATTGCTTGATCAAACCTGCCAAAAGCAGGTTGCTCAGGTTGCTAACTTCTGCAAATTGTTTGTGAACAGATGTACTGCTCTCGTGATATGAAATTTCATTGTATAAATCGCCAAGAGCTGTCTTTGCACTATACCCTCTGACGCAATTTTTAAATTCTGTAGCAGTTTTGGTCTCATACAGGAAAATTTCCTGATCGATCATTATCAGACCGTTCTTATCAGGAAATCCATCTGTCTTATTGACAAGAATATCGATTCTATCGCTACCATCAGCGATTTCTTGTTCCAAGAGGCAAGTCTTGACTAATACCTCTGGTGAAAATGTGTCAACATCGAGATACTTCTCGAAATTGCTGATAATATCAGTCGGACCTTCACTTAGAGCTAACGCTTCATAATATTTCGACAGGAAATTTGTTACGAGGGGATAATCCTCGACAATAAAATCAGGAAGCTGATTTTCAATCAGAGCTGCGAGACTGGGACCTGCCATTTATCAGATTAACGATTCTTTTTGAATGAGGAAGACGCTGCTTGTTAAGTCAAGAGTTAAGTACGCTTCACGGAGTGCATAAATGTCTTTATTTTTAGGTTGAACGCGAAGTTCAATCCTGTTATCATCATACGTTCCCTTGATTATATTTAACCGATTCAACATTACCTCTCCTCTGGCATAATCAACAGTTCCTTGCTGAGGATTCAGCACAAAACGGTCTTTTGTGGTAGCATCAATCTTATAGAGGTAGACATTTCCTACTTGATCATCAGCTAAGTAAACAACATCACCAGGAAACTCTGCAATTACAAATCCTGTACTCTGAACAGACGGATGAGTACATCCAGAAGTGATTGTATTTTGATAACAAATTTCATATTGAGTAACAGTATTCATAATAGGGAAGAAATCCTTCCTTAGAGTGACACTAGTCTCGTTAGAAGTAATCGAAGTGTTGGTAGAGTCAATAATACCAACAACACGACTATACTTAAAGCGACCGTTGAATTTTTCTAAATCGGAAGTCCCTTTATATGTCTCAAGAGAGCTAATAACACCAGCTTTTAATTGAGACTCATTGAGAGTTGTCTTAGACTGGTTGAAATAGACCTTGGAGTCTAATTCAACGTAAATGATGGAAGGATCGATAATTTCAGGGGTGACTGACACCACCGCATATTTCTTCAGTTCCTGTCCAATCAAGTTTTTCGTATATTGCGACAACTTAGTCGCAAAACGAGGTTTGATTACAATTTTGACCTTCCCATATTCGGGAGGATCTGCTTCTTCTCCACCAAAACAAACAATGTCAGCAATCGCAGGGTAAATATTACGGATAACGGATTCGTAGTCATCTGCGGTAACCGCTCGATTTTGTGCATTGAAAACTTTTGGAGCGTTTCTTTTAATACTATCGATTGATTCAAGTTCTTCTCCTCCTCCAGCAGCTGATACTGTGGTAAGTGTAATAGTAGGTGCATAATTAATGTTACCGACAGCATCCTCTAAAACGGCACCGAAAGTAAACACTCTTGCGGCGTTTGCATCCGAACCGTTAGTCGTAATATATGAAACTTCGATGAAGTTATTAGTAGTAAGCTTAGTACCTAAGACTCCATCACCAAAAATAATCTCATATCTCTCATCCTCACCTTCTTGTATGAAGAAGATATTAGATGATCCATCATATCCAATGATATTAGAAGCTAACTGATATTCAGTAACATTTGTATTGTCCAGAGTTTCCCTAACAGTTACTCTAATCGTGCTGGTGTCAATATTTGGATTCCTCAAAATAAATCTCTGAGGAATAGCTGCATTAAAAGTAAAATTCTCGACTACGTAGTTGCCTTCCTTAATTTCAATATCATTAAAAGTAGCAATATCTCTAGAATCTACGCTTGCAACATAATCCCTTACAGTAATGAAGGAATACGATACGCCATTAATTCTAGTGACGAATTGAGAACCTCTAGGAAGCTTTATAGTTTCTGGAATTCTTTGTTCGGAAGAATAATTAGCTTCCAGGTTGATAACAGCTGTAGGTGCAACAGTTGACTTGGGAACATACCCTATTTGCTTCGCCAGAGACACCACATTGTCCCTGAGAGTGGCGGAAGTAAGGAATGCTTCATTAACTACCATATTGGCGTTAAACGCCGTATAGTAAGTATTGTACGCAAGCAGATCGATCAGGGTCGAAAGCGTCGAACCTTCAAAGTCGTAATCAGTAAAATCGCTATTAGAGCGTAGATACTCTTTTAGTGATGTCTTTACCTGATCAAAGTCTAAATTTGCAACCTGAATGTATGACATTATCGAGTTCGTTCTAAGAAGAATTCTACTTCGCGTACCTGCACATCTGTTTCTATACCGATAATCTCAAATGCGATAACTACATCGAAACCATTATTATCATAGTTTAGATCAACATCGGCACGAATTAGATTTACTCTAGGTTCGTACTTACGGATAACAAATTCTATCTCTTGTGATATTAGAGAAGCTGTAGCAGCATCGAGAGGTTCAAACAAAAGATCTGTAATATTACTACCAAGATCTGGTCTATAGAACCTCTCTCCTTTACGTGTCGAAATAATATTGTACAACGCCCTTTTCACCGCAGCTTCACCCGTGGTGTTGAGTACATCCTTAGTAACGGGATTAATACCCATCGAGATGGATAAATCCTTAAATTTAACCTCTCTTGGCATTGTAGTTAGGGATCTTTAGTATGTATATTAGTTCTCGAACCTTTCTGTATAATCAGGTTGGGGAACCTGTCTCTTTTTACTCGCTTTTCTTAATATTGCGTCAGCTCTCTGATCGGTAATGAGTACCATACCAGATTTAATGAACTGGTCGCCATAATCTACAGGTGTCTTGCGAGGAATGGACATCAATCGTCTCCTAATGGTTTGCAGGAGAACTTTTTACGGGGTTCTATCCCGACGTTTTATTTAGTTGGACAAAAAAAGGGCGCATCAGCGCCCAGTCCAGTGATTATTAGGTCTTTCCCACCAAAAATGGAGATCTTCGACTTCATTATCGTAAATCTGTCCAACAATATCGCTCTCATAGTTGCTGTGGACGTTTTCAAACATCGTCAGAGTCGTAAATTCGCACTCTGGAGCAAGTTCTTTGAGAATATTGGTGATCCAGGTGTAATTTCCACCTCTAATCACGCCAGCCTCGATCAAAACGAAGCGTTTCCACATCCATTTCCAGTCCATAAGGTTCTGAGCGAAGGTAACTTGGTACTGATTCGCATCTTCATCGGGAAATGGGACGTTAACAGACTCAATATGGTACATTTCGCCGTCTTTAGAGAGCCAATGTGCCAAAAGCTGAGTCACAATTGCGGAATAATCGGGTGATACGCACAAAAAGCACGTATCTTTAGGATCCCAATCCAATTCCATCATCTGAATTCTGTAAGTCAACGCTTCAATGAGCGCTAATTCGGTGTCACGGGAGACATACAGAAGCTTCTTCATCGATATTGTAGGTCGGAGGGTGGAATGTACAGTATTCGTTGAACGTGATCTTCATTTCTTTGTTAGTAAGACCACAGTGTTTCGCTGCTTTGGGTAAATTCCACTTAGCAGTGAACAACATCTCCATAGATTTGCGGGTTTCGGGTCTCATTTACCCTGACCACGGTATGCTTTCTTCGCACCATTGCGAGAAGAAGCAGCAAGCTTGGTATTAGCAGATTTTCCTTGACGAGTTTTCTTAGGACGAGCGGGCGTATAACCCATAGACTTGCCGTAGAGTGCCATAATTAATCGCAGTAAGTTGTAGAAATGGTTGATGCGTCTTTGCCAGTACCCAATCCACCTCTTCCACCAATAGTTTTAGTGATAGATGGATCGTATGACTGGTCGCCTGCAGCTTCGTCGATGTCAAATGAATCATCTCCACCTCCACCGCCGCCGCCTCCAGACCCTAACATACTAGCAGCCATTCCCGCAATTGTAAAGATGGCCGCGGCAGCACCTGCTGCAGCAACAGCACCAATGCCCGCTGCTTTCGCTGCTTTCGCCATAGACGTTGCTGCACCAGCACCAGTGCCCAGAAGGACGTTAGGAGCGCCCACAGCGACCGCAGAACCGCAACCAACAGTATCTGCTATCCTTGCAAGTGGTAATCTAGTTGCACAAAGCTTAGGTGCAAGGGCAGTCAGGATCGCTTCAGTCTCTGGATCACCAGCTTTGGGTATAACTAACGGAATTGCAGGAACATCTGTACCAGCAAGTACATTTTTTACAGATGCTATCACCAGTCCTGGGTGACACATAGGGTTTTCTCCGCACGGTTTGCAGTGAGGAAGACGTGCAACATCATCGTGTAGGGGTGCAATCTTCGTTACACGCACTGTTTGTGCCAAAGAAGGTCCATAACCCATCGGTGGCCAGCAACCGTGACCAGTACATACGCCAGTTTGTAGTGCTAAAGCTCCCATATTAGATCGTTGAGTGTAATAAAATGTGGTCTCCGCGTAAATGACGCTTCACATCGGTCTCTTTTTGCCCTCTTTGGATGTTTTGGAGCGTAAAAGTTCCGTCACCATTGTCTCTAACGCCGTCGTAATGCGCAATTTCACGACTATCAGCATATTTATAGGAGGTTCCGAACCTATTTCCGACAAAAAGTTGCGTTCTGGCAGTCGCTTGCACCGCAGTTGGTGCAGTAAATACTAAATCAGCTCCAGTTAAAGTGACATTTGAAGCATAAGTCATCAAAATTGTGCGCTCAGTATTGACTTCATAGGTCCCAGCTGCAACAGGAGCGCTCACAGTGATCTCATTAGCAACAATATCGATAGTTTGAATCGTCAAACCGTTCACGCCAGCGCCTTCAAGCACCATTCCAGGGTTTGCATCTTCGATTTCTGAGTCAAATAGCACTTCATTAATTGTTAAAATGCTACTTCCGTCCGCAGTAACGTTCATAACAACACCAGGAAGGACTCTCAAGACCTCATTAAACGAAAATCCATTGCCTGGGGAGCTGACACGAACACCAACAAACAGTCTTTCAAAGAAATCTAGATTACCAAATCCAATATTTTGGATGTATCTACTCCCCTGAGAGACATCTCCAGTGCCTTCAATCGTTGTAGTGGGTTCTCCAACAGTAATAATTGGTTCTTGAGCATATCCACTGCCAGAATTTACAATGTCAAATCCAGTTACACGTCCAGCAACAATCTGAGCTTCGATTTCTGGAAGCGTTCCCTCTGCCAAATCTGGTTCACTAACTGTAACTGTAGGTACTTGTAGATATCCAAATCCAATATTAACTGGAATAACTTCTGCCAAACCTCTTCCATCGATGTCATAGTTGTTCAATTCAATATATCCATAATCGGGGAAGTCTTCTGCGTCATAATCGTAGATATCTAAAGTATCTTCAGAGACATCCATAAACTCAGCCATCTCTGCCATCAGAGTAGTAGAGTCAGGATTGCCCTGATTTTCCACAGCTGCTTTTAGGTTGTCTCTATTTGTGTCCCAATTAGACTCAACTGTGAGATCAGTACTAAAAGTTTTTGTGAATCCTAAACCAAACGATGGGTTTCCAACTTCAACTTCGACTTCTTCATCCTCTGTACCAGGATCATAATCAGGATCACCAGGATTTCCAGTAGGAGGTGTACCAGGAACCGTTTGAGTATCCAAATAAGATACTGTAGTACAGACCCACTGACCCTGAATAGTAATTGCCATTATCCTCTCAGTATTTCTATGAGGGTCATAACGGAAGATTGACCACTTTAGAAATTCAGTCGGCGGCGGTACAGTTCTGAATCCGTGTGTAAACAGCTCCTGCGGAATCTCTACAAACGTCTGACTTGGAACCTTAGTGTCTAGACTATTGAATGCCAAATCCATATAATCCAAAGCTGCAATTGAATAATCATATGCAGGTCCCAAATCACAGAAGAACGTCTTAGATTCCTTCATCACATCCGCACTATCATTATAGTTCGGTTCAATCTTAGTGTCAGTTAAGTCTTTATCATCTTCGGTGCAAACTTGAATCTCTTCATAGTTCTTGTCAATTTGAGCTGATGCAGTCGTTCCTTCGATTAAATTTTTAAATTCCTTTTCAGTAAAGGGAGCTCCACAATTAATATAATCTTGCACTTTGTTAAAGAAATCTTGATGCCCTTTTGCTAGTCCAGCTTCGACACAACGGTTTCTTTTACTCTTCAGTGGTATACCCTCACCAGCAATATTCTCTCCAATAGTAACAGTTCTAAGTTGACTACCACTGTCGCCCTTTTGTTCCCAGGTTGCATTCTCGATTTGTACAGTGCCTAAAGCTGTACCGTCAGTATCAGGATTATCATCCCACTCTAATTCAATCTCTACTTCTGTTTGTTGACTAACTGCAATAACAACCCCTAATCCATTTTTGGCATTAGGGTCAATGGCAAAGAATGCAGCGCCACCATATTGACGACGAATAGTTAATGCAGCATTTTCGTCAGAACCGCCACCATCCAGGAATCTTAAACGATCACCACTCTGACTAATTAAAGCTGGACCACCATTTTCATCTTGCTTCTTAGCATAACTGGGGTCAGTGTTTGCTGGATTGATATTTTTAAAGACAACAGGAATTAATTGATAGTTGTCTAATGAGTCATCTGTACCTGCAATCGGAACAGACTTGAACACACCAGTATTAACTTGTTTCTTTCTTGTACTTTCTCTTTTATCCTGTATTTCTCTTTGACCCCAAGTACTATCTTGATATTCTTCTTGTACAGCTTCGAGGAATGGTTTGTATATACAATCTAGATTATCATTCTTAGATAATGACTGTTCCCATCCAGGAGTTTGGTCAGGATACTCAGCAACCGCTTCAGAAACGTCTAGAAGGGTCGTGCAACGGGGTGGCATATACTTGACATACCCCACACGCTTTGGATAGGTATAGAACCCGCTTATAGTACCAATCAAAGGGTTCTGAGCTGGAACAGTCGTAGGGATTCCAGTAAATGATAATCCGAGGTCCTGTGTTACTTCAATATCATTGTATCCAGAAATACACTCGGCGGTCGCCCCGCTGGAAGACCCTGTTACATTATTATTCGGAAATGTCCCACTAGCAGTCCCTGGTTCAAACTCAATAATATGCAACGCATTGTTCTCTCGGAAACGATGCCAGTCCTTAATAACTGCAGTTGCCCCACCAGCAGCTGTTAGTGTCTCCCCTGGTTTAAATTCACCAGTCGGATTGCGAACAGCTACGCGCTCGGTATAGCTATCGCATACCCACAACGTAAAGTATTGCTCGTCATCTGAGATGATGTTAATACGTACGGGTAGATACTGCTGACAACGATCCTCAGTGTCAACAGGTCCTAATTCGTTTAATTGAAAATAATACTCAATATACTCTTCATCATCAACGGGTCCTAAACGAGGTACTTGTTCCTCTGAAGAAAAATAATTCCTTGCAAGAAATCCTAAACCTCCACCAGTCGCAGAATTATGTACGGGTGAGCTGATCGTTAGACCACCCTCAGCACCATATGGATCTCCCCACGCTCGGTTACCGTTGTAATATCCAGAAGTCATATCTTATAATCCAAGTTCTTGCCTCAACTCAATCGCTTGTACACGCTTCTCTAAATCTTCCAAGTACTTCCCTAAAGGTTCGTGCTCAACTCTCCCAGGTCTCTTAAACCAAAACTTAGATCCTGCCATAGCATCAGGTACAGCTTTGATCTCCTCTTCAAGTTGCTTGACTCGTGCTTCAAGTTCCTTGATATAATTTCTCATTAACCTAGGATCATCTGTGATCTCAGGAAGCATTTGGATTGATTTTGACGACTCTTGCATTGGGTTTCGTTTTAATGATGTTACTCAGTCTTTTCTCTGCAGTCTCATTAGATCTAAAATGATGTGCAGTTTCTGGGTCGGAACTCCAGCTGGAATCCTCTCTCCAATATATCATACCCTTTACAAAATTTCCACTGTGGGGCGCTGCAATCGTCCAATACTGTTTACGTGCCATTTCAAAAAACTCTAAGGGGCGTTTTTACTAGCGAAAAATATTTTCATTCCTTCAATATTTAGCTCTCGAAATCGGTTCGTTATAGATTGCGCTTGGCGAATTCTCTATACAAACGCCCCCCCTTAATTAACAGTCAGAGGGGACGTGAGTTAGGTATACTTAGCAGCGCTACGGGTTAGCGATACTTAGCGCAGGTGTCGTCGTAGGATGCCCCCACGGGCACCGCTGCACAGAAGCGGGTCATCTTGGCATCCTGCATCTCAGAGACTGCGGTGATGGCGTTGGTGCCGATGAACCCACCAGCGATGATGGTGGCGAGGAGGAGAGCGATGCGCATTTGCTTGGTTGCTGTTGTTGAAATTATAGCACGTCTCAGACGATGCGGCGACCGTGGTAGCGAATCTCTGAGGAGGAGAGGGAGACGCCGATGCGGGGGTCCTTTGCCTTGCCGTTGCGTTTGGTGGCGTATTGCTTCTGAGCTTTGGGCAGCAGCAGGGACAGCACGGTGTCAGAATCCATCACCCAGATCTCAGCGACTCGGCACCCCTCATAGCGTGCATAATAGTGGCGGGGATAGCATCCGATCTTATGATCGATGAGGTATGCCTCCTGATCCTCCCACG